TCCAGGGTTTTTTCTTCTGTAGGCAAGAACACCTGCTCTTGTCATTCCAGCACCTGATTTTGTAGACCTAAAGTTCTTTTTGTTACGCGCAGGCATGCCACCTTTTGCGAAACCATCGATCTCTATACCTAAGTCAGCATAGTAATCCATGTTTTACCTAATACGTTAATCCTGGAGCTGAATATTTATCAGTTAATAATGTAAATGCTGCAACATTAGTTTTTGTTTTAACAAAAATCCCTTTTGGAAAAGGTATACCGTCTTCTGGAAAACTAAAGTTAATTACATCACCTTGTGGTACATCAGCTGTAAATAAAGTATCGCCAGTATTTGAAGTTGTAGTTAATTCTAAAACACCTGCTCCAACACCGTCGTTGGCAACAATAATACCTCTTAATCTGATTGGACCTGCAATTTCAGCAGTTCCTGTATTACCTGCAGTTGATCTTGTTGCTTGAATATCGCTTTTGTATCCCATAATAAATCCTATTATAAACTTTAAATACAGGGGCGTAAAGTACGCCCCTGCAATGTATTTTATTACGCTCCTGGAGAACCGAAGATTCCTCTAGGGTCAGACCAACCGAAGCTGTATCTTTCTCTAGCTTTGAATCTAACGTTACCAGTGTCGAAATCTCCTTCAATCGCTGTTTTAATTGGCGATCTTACGAAGTTTTTCAAACCGTTTGGCGCATCAGTCATAATGAAGAATGCATCAGTATCAGTTAAGAAATGGTTAACTCTGTAACCTTCTGGAACCATACCCATGTTCATCATTGCGTTGATGTCGTTTTTCGCAAACGCATTTGATCCACCTGGAGTTGTAGATAAAGGTGATTTCATGATTCTCTCAGCAGTAAATTGTAATTCTTTTGGAATTATCATTTTTCTACCTTGTAGAGCGATCTTTAATCCTCTTTCGTCTACGAACGCCGCGATGTCAATCAACGCTTGTTCTAACGAAGTTTCTGACAAATCAGAAGCAGTAGAAAGTTCATTTCTGAAAGTTCCACCGTTTGCTAAAGGGTGATCAGTAGTCATAAGTGCTTTACCGTCACCACCATTGTATGAACCACCAGTGTCAAAACCGTTGTTCAAAATGTTAGCAGCTGTGATTTGTTTAGATTGCGCCATTGATCTTGCAAGAGCTCTTGTGTATCTGCCTGCTAATCTGTCGTATAAGTTATCTTCGATAGCCTCTTCTGTAATCGCAAATCCTAGCGCCACAGTATTGTGAGTGTATCTTGATGTATACGCTTCAGTAGCTTGGTCCATAGTGACCATAGCACCTTCTGCTTTAGTAGCAGCAGTGCCGAAGCCAGATAACATTACTTCTTCTTCAAACGCTCTGTCTGAAGATTCTGAAGCAAAGATCTCTGCATGTTCATTGTCGTATCTGTTGTATTCCAGGCCAAATAGTGCATTCAAACCTGGCTCTAGTTCTTTAACTAGTTGTGATCTTGATATAGCCATAATTTATAATCTCCTATTATTATAAGCCTGTGCCTTGATCGTAGAAATGGTTATTAATTCTAACCAATACATCCACGTTCACGCTTCCAGCAGTGTCGTTTTGCGTATCTTGCGAAACGTCAATTGCTTGAAGAACAGTTCCACTTGTTGTTAAACCAGAAACACTGTAGTCCATTTGAACTTCAGAAATTCCAGTTAAAGTGTTACCTGTTGCAGTTGTTATTGCAAAGTTTTTAAAGATGTCTGCCACAGCAAACGCTCCATCAGAATCTACTGAATAAACTACATGCGGGTCATCGATAACAGTAGCGACGATGTCACTAGCGTTAACAGTTCCTGGATAATAGTTTTTCCAAGTAGGCTTTTGAGTTGTAGGGTCTGTGTAGAACACTCCGTTAAAAACGCCCACTACAAGATCAGAAGTATTTGCTACTGCTCTTTCGATACCGCCACCTGTTACAGGTTTTACCAAGTCACCTTGATAAATCGGAGTACCGTAGTTCGCAGCAATTCTGTATCTGTTTTGCGCGTTAATAAATGGAGAGCCATCTAACTTTCTTACCGGTCTTAGACCGTATTTTTCAGCTACATTAGCCATAGTTGTTTTCTCCTTTATTGTTTAACATTTACTTGTAGTGGTGATTACCAAAAAATTAATTTTTGTTTCCTCCACCAAAAGTTACGCGAGATTGTCTACTAATATTAATAGGCATCTCAGGTCGTTGTTCCTTCATGACATCGTTGTCCACCGCGTTAACTCTATCTTGAGTGATTCTTTTGAAATACTCAGCACGGCTTTTTGCAATCTCTTCAGGTATCCTTCCCAACACAAGGCCAGCAACCCCGATCAACCCTGCGTAGTTTCCTTGAGCTATGACTGGATAACCATGATCACCTAATTGATTTTTAATCTCTTCGGCTCTCACAAATTCCCAACCTTCTCTCATTTTCTTAGATACGTTAGCCGTATCTTGGAAACCCATACTTTCGGTTCTGATCCATCTATGAACATAACCGTCTGGCGCAGGTGGTGCATCCAGAGATGATGGTGGCGTCCAAGGTTTTAACCTTGTTTCTTTTTTTTCTTCAGACGCGCGTGAAGTTCTTTTTATATTATCGCTCATTCTATACCTCCTTCACGAATTTAGCGTATTCTTCTAGTGGCACCCCTAATTTTTTGGCAATCGCCACCTGTGATTTGGTGAGTCTCACAGATCTACGTCCCTGCTGAGTTCTTCCAGCAGAAGCAACTTTTTGGACGGGTCTTCGTTGCTCTTGACTAGCAAAACGATGAGGGAAATTATCCTTCATTCGTTTGTCTATCTCATTATAGTACTCATCACTTTCAACATCAACACCCATGCCCACTAGATCTTCGTGCACAGTCATTGCTGCATTTGTCATGATTTTATCGTTACCAAACCAAGCATTTTTTGATGCCCAATCTTTTGCCCTTTGACTAGGCTCAGATTGTTCAGTTGTTCGCTCAGCTATTGGATCTTCTTTTGGTGCGTTTTTCTGCTCTTCAAGCTGTTTCAATCTAGCTTCTCTATCAGCCATTTTGATTCTAGCTTTTTCTTTCTCAACAGTTAATTGAGTAAGCTCATCATTAGCTTCCATGATCTTATCGGCATCATTGTTTTCAATAGCCTCTTTAAGCTTTCTCTTAACTTGTTCTCTTTGAGCATCAACTCTCGCATCAAACTCTTTCAGATATTTTTCATCTGTAGAATCATATTTTGTTTGAGTATCATCATACTTTTTTTGTAAACCTTTAGCAAAATCTAAAGCTGCTTGTTCTCTTCTTTCAGCTTCTCTAAATTTCCTAGTAAGTTTATCTATTCTTTTTTTAACAGATTCAGAAACTTCAGTTAAATCCTCAGGTTCTGATTGTTGTTTTGTTTCTTGTGTAGGTTCTTCTTGAACTTCTTCAACCACAACATCTTCCTTGGGTTGTTCTTTATCGTGTTCAG